AAAGTCAAGTTTTGCACATACAGAACCTCCAACAAAAAGTTTTGAAAAAGGGGACCCAATTTGGTATACAAACTCAATGGCAATCAATATTGAAGGGCTGACCCCCTTTGAGCAAGAAGAAGCTTTAAAGAAACTCTTACTCAGAAAAAAAATTTTAGAATTACAAACCAAACAGAAAGATGACTTTTTGTTATTCGTTAGAACTGTTTGGCCAGAGTTCATTGCTGGTAATCATCATAAAATCATTGCAAAAAAATTCGAGGCTATCGCCACCAAGAAAATTAAGAGACTAATTGTTAATATGCCACCACGACACACGAAATCTGAATTTGCATCTTTCTTATTTCCGGCGTGGATGATGGGCCGTGAACCACGGTTAAAGATCATTCAAACATCACACACGGCAGAATTAGCACAACGCTTTGGTCGAAAGGTGAGAAACTTAATCGACACACAAGATTATCAAAATATTTTTCCAGGCATGGAATTATCGGCGGACTCCAAAGCTGCGGGCCGTTGGGAAACTAATCAAGGAGGAGAATATTTTTCTGCTGGTGTTGGAGGTGCGATTACTGGACGAGGTGCGGACTTGTTAATTATCGACGACCCACATTCCGAACAAGATGCTCTCAGTGCGACAGCGTTAGAGAATGCGTGGGAGTGGTATTCATCAGGCCCTCGTCAGCGTTTACAGCCAGGTGGTTCGATTGTGATCGTGATGACTCGTTGGAATACAAAAGATATTACTGGAGAACTGATCAAGTCCCAAGGACAACCGAAAGCGGATCAATGGGAGATTGTCGAGTTTCCGGCGATCTTACCTTCCGACAAACCCGTCTGGCCTGAGTATTGGAAATTAGAAGAATTAGAATCAGTTAAAGCTTCGATCTCTATTGCTAAATGGAATGCGCAGTGGCAACAGAATCCGACAGCCGAAGAAGGTGCAATCATCAAACGTGAATGGTGGCAGCCGTGGGAGAGTTCCAAGATGCCTGGTCTCACACACGTGATACAATCGTACGATACAGCGTTTAGTAAAAAAGAAACCGCCGACTACTCCGCTATCACTACATGGGGTATATTTTTTCCTGACGAGAAAACACCGAATATCATTTTGTTAGACATGAAAAAAGGTCGTTGGGACTTTCCTGAGATGAAAGAGATTGCGTATGAGAGTTATAAATATTGGGAGCCGGAGTCCGTGGTCATTGAAGCAAAAGCCTCGGGTATGCCGTTAACACAAGAACTTCGTATGCGTGGTATCCCTGTTATCAACTTTACTCCTTCTAAGGGTAATGATAAGTTGAGTAGAGTTAACGCCGTTGCACCTCTCTTTCAATCAGGTGTTGTTTGGTACCCGGAGGGTGAATCGTGGGCCGAGGAACTTATTGAAGAGTGCGCTGCTTTCCCATACGGAGAGTATGATGACTTGGTGGATTCCACGACACAGGCGTTGATGCGATTTAGACAAGGTCACTGGATCGAGCTTCAAGATGATTTTGAGGATGAGCCAGTAGATAGACGAAAAAGGGAATATTATTAATGTCGATTTTTGACAGATTTAGAGATATCGCCAACTTCTTAAACACGAGGCCTGAAGCACGGACCCCGGAACAAGAGAAGGTAGGAGAGGATATTGAAGGTGCAGCTAAGACAGCTCAAGATATAGCAGAGTCCCGTTTGGAAGGTGTTTCCGATGAAGAAGCTAGAAGCCTGTCGGACCTGGTGCGTGATTTTTTTAGCTCCGATGAAAAAGGCATCAAAGAATTTCGTGAAAAAAATAAAGAACAGATAGCCAAAGATAAAAAATTAATTGGCAATATTTTAGGGAAAAGTCCTGTCGGTGCTGTGAGAGATTTTGTTATTAAGCAAGCGGTCAAGAACTACGGTCCACAAGTCGCTGATCTTGCTGCAGGATTTATCTCACAACTAACACAACCAGACGCTCCTAAAGGTGGTGGTCAGTTTGAGTTTATGGGAACTGTTTACACAGACAAAGATTATTTCGATGCTGGAAGAGTAGAACAACCAAACGAAGGTTTGTATGGTATTGATCAAGGAAGAAGTAGTGTCAGCAACATCAAAGCTTTCATCAATCTCTTACCTGACGATTATTCTAAAACACCTGTACAAGTTTATAACGACTTTAGACAGATTAAAAAAAATTATCCGAATACACCTTTTGCTGATTTCTATGATCCGTCTTCTTTGAAAACTTCTGGACTAGAATATCAACTGTTAGTAGCCAATAGAGAAAGACCAGACAGACCTGTAACCAAAGCTGATCTTTTAGCGCTGACAGAAACAGGAGGAGATCTTGACCCCAACGTCGTGAAAACAAGATTCAATCGTGGTGAAAGTAATGTGTCTAACATTGGATCAACTATTAAAAAAGTTGATGAGGCATTAGAACAGTTGGCTGGTTTTTCAACTAACCGTTATGTCGGTGAATACTTTCCTCAGCTACAACAATATCTTTTAGATGTCCGTGGTGCGTTAGTCACGGAACAAGACAGACTTCGTGCCGGTGATCGTGGTGACTTTACGGCTGATGAAATGGCGAGCTACGACAATGCTTTATACAATGAGTTTACAAACAGAGTAGGTGGAGTTGTTGCTAAACTTAAAAATGAACCTCCCCTTGCTTTTGAACAACGAGGACCTCGTGGTGATGAAACAAGCGTAGCAGTCACTAACTATCAAAACGTTATAAACGAAACAATAAATCAATTACAAAATAATGTTCTAACAGCACTAAGTCCTCAAGGGACAGGTGATACTTTTCCTACAGGAGATCGAAAACCTAGTTATGAAAGTATGTCAGTGATGGGAACAAAGAACTATGACGTTCAAGCTGTTAGTGTCAAACCTCGAGAATCTCTCGGAGAGAACTTAGCTGAAGGGACTCACTATTCAGGAGACTTAAAAGGTCCAAACAGAACAGATGCCTTTCATTATCGCACAGGAATGTTGGAAGGTGATAATGGTCCGGTCAACTATTTAATTGAAGTACAATCTGATCACGAAGAGAGAATGAGAAAAGCAAACACCTCTTACGACCCCAGTGTAGGAATAAAGTTGTACGAGCTAGTAGATAAAAACATTGCGTACGCTAATGAAAAATTACCATCTTTAGAAAATTTTTATAAGATTGACGATAATGAAAAAGAAAAACTAGACGCAATAAGAAGTAGATTACGTTTTGATTCAAACGGTGATATAGGAGAGATTTTTGCTCATCAAAATAAAGAAGACCCTGAAGATGTTTATGTTCTCGGTCCAGATGGAATCATGCAAAATAAAGATGGAAGACGATTTGGTGATGAAACTAACTTTGATGTTTCACAATACAAACAATTTAAAAACGTTAGAGACTTAGAATTTATTCCAGCAGGTAGTCCTGTAATGAAAACTATTATTGGTATGTATTTCGATGGACCTGCGGTCATGACTGATAATATCCCTGCAGCTAATGTTGAAAAGTATTTAGAAAAAAATACAAGGGCAGATGAAATATTAAAATTTATGAAAAAGAATAATGAGTTCAGACAAGACTTATTTAAACAAGATAAAATGAATTTAGAAAACAAAGAAGATGCTCTTAGTAAAACTGTTCCTTTTGCAGCCACTCCTCTTCAATATGCGGAGAAGGCTATCTACGAATTTATTCAAGATTCGATTGCACAAGGCATTGATAAAGTATCTTGGGTTCCAGGAGAAGTAAGTATTCAAATTCAGTTTGATCGTAACGCACCCTTTAATCAATATTCGGATCACGACACTGCTTTTCGAAGTCACCATAATCAAAAACAATCACAAGGTATGTTTGATTTTTATGGTAGCTCGAAACAAACTAAAGACAACAACATGTATAGAGCTGCAGAAAAAGTAGTTGATAAAATTGAAAAAATTGGAACAAGACTTTATGGTGAAGATTTTGTAGCTCCGAAACTTTATGAACAAGGAGCTCAGGACGAAAACGGTAGATATTATTCACCTGTTGATCAAAGTTACTGGGAGGGTGTGAGTGATATTGATGGAAAAGCAAATCCAGGTGTAAGAGAAGGTTGGGCGTTTATTGATCTAAAACCAATGCTCGACTCTATCAAAGAAGAGGACAGGCAAGAAGCTGTTCAAGAAATATTAGGTAATTATGTGGAACGTAAAAGGGGTGGACAAATAGAAAGTCCTAGTTTACTTTCGTTAAATGAGGTCATAAATGGTAGATAATAACGTAGACAAAGCAATCAACCCTGCCGAGATTATTCAAATAGAAAAAGTTGGACAGGAAATTACATTAGATGGTGATCAGCCAGAAGGAAAGTTTTTAGAAGAAGCTGACGGTTCTGTCGTCATTAACCCTGAAGAGGAACAACAAGATGGAGTTCCCTTTGGAGCAAACTTAGCAGAGTTTTTAGAAGACGATGATTTAGATGAATTATCGAATGAATTACAAAGTGGATACAGTAGCGATAAAAGTTCTAGAGAAGAGTGGGAACAAGGATACACTAAAGGTTTAGACTTACTCGGATTTAAATACGAAGAAAGAACAAGACCTTTCGATGGTGCAAGTGGTGTTTATCACCCGCTACTCTCAGAGTCTGTTGTTCAGTTTCAAGCACAGTCTTACAAAGAGCTATTACCTGCAGGAGGACCTGTTAGAACTCAAATCATAGGTTCAGCCACTCCAGAAGTTGAGTCTCAATCAGAGCGTGTAAAGGAATTTATGAACTATTACATTACGGACGTAATGGAAGAGTATGATCCTGAGATGGATCAATTATTGTTTCACTTACCTTTAGCCGGAAGTGCATTTAAGAAAATTTATTACGATGGTGGAATGGGCAGAGCTGTGTCTAAGTTTATTGCAGCAGAAGATCTCGTCATTCCTTATATGACATCTGACCTGGAGTCTGCGGAACGTGTGACTCATGTTGTGAAGATGACAGAGAATGAAATTAAAAAACAACAGGTGTCAGGTTTCTATCGTGACGTAAAGATTAGTCCATACGATGTGGATGATGATATTCAAGAAAAATATGATCAGTTAGAAGGCACAAAAAGAGAAGATACTTATCAAGATTATACTTTGTTAGAGATGCACGTGCTGTTAGACTTAAAGGGTTTTGAAGAAGAGTCAGGAATTAAAGTACCTTATATTGTCACTATTGATGAAGGTTCAGGCAAAGTTTTATCAATCTATAGAAACTATAATAAAGCTGATCCAATCAGAAAAAAGATTCAATATTTCGTTCATTACAAATTCTTACCTGGTCTTGGTTTCTATGGCTTTGGTCTTATTCATATGTTGGGTGGCCTTAGTAGAACTGCAACTGCTGCTCTTCGTCAATTGCTTGATGCAGGAACATTGTCAAATCTACCAGCTGGGTTCAAGTCTCGTGGTTTCAGAATCAGAGATGATGACCAACCAATCCAACCAGGAGAATTTAGAGACGTTGATGCACCTAACGGGGTATTAAGAGATTCACTACTACCTTTACCATATAAAGAGCCGTCTGCTACGTTATTTAGCTTATTAGGGTTTTGCGTAGATGCGGGTAGACGGTTCGCCTCAATAGCTGA